GGCTTTTGGTTACGCTGGTGGCTCTGGTGGTGGAGGCTACGGCTCTACAGCAAATGGTCAAGGAAACAGAATTCTTTTTGCTGGCAATATAGGCGTGTACGGTTGTGGTGGTAATACTGCATCTGCTGGCACAGCAGGAATGTGTTATTTCCAATACTATGGACCGTGATTATGAACATTGAACCATTTAACCTAGACGTTGTAAACAAATACAATATGTTTTTTATGTTGCAAAAACTAAACGCAACATCAACAATTAACCTGTACTACCAAGAAATAAACAACGACATACCATTTGAAGACTGCGCGTTATTTGAAATGACAAACGGCCAAGTCCTTGTAGCGTTCCCAGAGTATTTTACCCACATCAGCAAACACAACCTTGTCGCAACAGATGGGGTCGTATCAGAAATAGTTAGCCTTCAAATTTTTGAACGCATCTACAAATACTACAAACACGGTGTAGACAGCATTGACGCTGGTGGGTTTACCTTTATGAACTCTGCGCCTGTGCCATCGTTTGACAACCAATGGCGATGTGACGCTGGACTGTACGGTGTTGAACTATTTGCAGACCCACTAGGCGATTCAACAATTGCAGTGCCGGATACAGCTGACGCTTTACTTGTTTATGAACCAATACTGTCTATCAATGGTGTGGCTCATCTTGTTTATATTGAAAGAGAAAACAAAAACAACAAAACAGAGTTGATGAATAATTCATCTACGCCTTTTGCTACATACAGCCTGGGTGAAGCATTGAAGTTGATTTTGGAATGGGCGCAAGTATCAGAAGAACCGTTCAACAATACCGAACCTGTAGCAACAAAAGCATTTGAGTTTACACAAAGGCTAAACATCGGGCAAACACTTGTATCCAACCAGCCTGATATGCAAATCTTTGAATACCTAAAAGGCAACCCTACGGCGCGTGTTCGACCAGAAAATGTCCAACCATTGTTGCCAGCCACAGAAGTGTTTATCAAAAAGAACGTGGCTCATTCTTGCCTATCTTCCCTTATTGCTATACACCCTGATGCCGCAAACATCACGGCTGTCAAACAAGCCGAGCAACAAAAATTATTACGAGATGTAGAAAATTTGAATCTAAGCGCATCCTTATTGAACGACCCAAGCAATAAAGATATGGCGTTTTACTTGAAGTCACGCACAGAATTGTTTACAATCAAACAAGCAATACTGCAAAGCATTTGACTTTCAGGAGGGGATATGAAAATAGCCGTATACACCATCGCACTCAACGAAGAACAATTTGTTCGACGATGGGCCGAGTCAGCCAAAGAAGCAGACCATCTACTAATCCTTGACACAGGCTCAACCGACGACACCTACGCACTCGCCTACGGCGCAGGAATAGACGTACATCAACAAACCTTTACGCCCTGGCGATTTGACCACGCCCGAAACCACGCACTATCCCTACTCCCAGACGACATAGATTTCTGTATTGCCCTAGATATGGATGAGATACTCCAACCAGGTTGGAGACAAGCCCTAGAAAACCTTGAACCTGGAACGACACGGCCACGCTACAAATACGTCTGGTCTTGGAACCCAGACGGCTCTGAAGGGCTTACTTATGGTGGCGACAAAATCCATCGCCGTCATAAATACCAGTGGAAACATCCAGTACACGAAGTTCTGAAACCACAAACCACAGAAATCCAACAATGGGCGCAAGGACTAGAAATCCACCATCATCCGGACCCCACCAAATCACGCTCCCAATACCTACCCCTGCTACAACTAGCAGTCAAAGAAGACCCACGTGATGACCGAAACCAATTCTATTTAGCCCGTGAATATTACTTCAACAACAGATACCCAGAAGCCCAATACCATTTCTCACGTCACCTAGAACTATCAACGTGGCTACCGGAACGCGCCGCCTCACATCGATTCATAGCCAAGATGCGACCAGACGATGCCCACTACCACCTGTACCGTGCTATCGGGGAAGACCCACGCAGACGAGAATCGTGGGTGGCTCTAGCACAACACCACTACGAAAAAGCAGATTGGCTTAGTTGCCGATACAACTGTGAAATGGCCTTGCGAATCACAGAGAAACCGTTGGACTATCTGTGTGAGGCTGAAGCTTGGGGTTGGTTGCCACACGATTTGATGGCTATAGCCTGTCATCATCTGGGTGATTCAGATTTGGCGTGGCACCACGGCTCGACAGCGTTAGAACTAAACCCCACAGACGCAAGGCTTCAAGCCAACCTCACACACTATAGGCTATGATGTGTATGTCTCACGACACGAGGAGTCATATGTCTGCTAAAGGCAAAAAGAACTAAATGGCCACTGTTGCTCAAATCATCAACCGAACTCAACGCCAACTCCTATCTGGCGTGGTTGAAGAACGCAACAAAATAGCCTCAGCCGTCAACACAACAGCCACCACCATCACCCTGACCTACGAAATCGCAGGCATACGTCAAGGTTCCATCATTGAAATAGATGCAGAACAAATGTATGTCTGGTCAGTTCTTGAATCAACAAAAGTTGCCACAGTAGAACGAGCGTTCAACGGCACCGTCGCCGCGGCACATACCAACGGTTCAATCGTCACGGTCAACCCACGATTCCCAAGAGCGCAAGTCCTTGAAGCAATCAACGACGAACTAGCAGACCTTAGTTCCCCAATGAACGGCCTATTCCAAGTCAAAATCCTAGACCTAAGCTACAACGGTTCAGACCGGCAAATCAACTTGCCAAGCATCAGCGACGTTATCGACCTGATTGAAGTACGCAACCGTTACATATCTAGCGACTACCAACAAGTGAACCGTGTAAAACTGTTACGCAATATGCCAACAAAAGACTTCGGTTCAGGTATGGCATTACAGTTTGACCAGGGTGTAAGACAAGGCGACCTGCGTGTTACATACCGTGCGCCATTCACCAAGTTCACAACAGAATCAGAAAATGTGCAGGTGAACGGTGGATACCCTGAATCAGCAGAAGACATCCTTGTTGTTGGGGCGCAAATTCGTCTTATCGCACCACGAGAAATCAAACGAAACTTCACAGAATCACAAGGCGACACACGCAGAGCAGACGAAGTATCTGCCGGTGCAGTATCAAACAGCATCGTAAGTATGTTGCGTATGCGTCGTGACCGTATCACTGCTGAAGCATCCAAACTCACTCGGCAATACCCAATTTTTCTACAGAAGGTATAAACCGTGGCTTCTCCCACGTTCACACTTTCCTTCGTTGGAACACCCTCGTTCTATAACGGCACAGCCCAAACAGAAGTTGTCCCTTCCGTTTACCCTGTCGCTATCAATGGCCGCCCATACCTGATTGACACCAAATCAGGCAAGTATGTTAGGTCGCACGAACCACGCGTTCGAGATTCCACTGACGATTCAACTTCCCCTGGTGAAGCAGCAATCAACCCAGGTGGGCTTTGGCGTAGGGGTCAAGACTCTTGGCATTATGGTGCCGGACAACGCTATTCCGACACGGCTGAAACACAAGATTACAGGTTCTACAAATCTAAAGGTATAAACCCTTGGGTCAAAGGACAGTTCAGTTTGCATCACGCAACTAAATTGTCTTTATCTTCAGCTTCAACTAACTTGTTTATGTGTACCGTCAAAGCATCTAACGGCACAGAGTATGTATATGTAGCAGATAACGCCACGTTGAAATACAGTACGAACCCGTTTGCTGCTTCCCCTACTTGGACTTCTGTAACTACAGGTTCGCCAGGTACGGCTATTACAGCGTTGGAAACTAACGGAACAAATGTTTTTGTTGGCTACACAAGTAACGATATTTATTACACCACTCCAGGGTCGGCATCTGTTGCAATATTTTATCCTTCGTCTGGTTCTTCAGGTAAAACATACACAGGTTTCGGCTATGCAAAAGGATGGGGTTTCGCATCTGTAGGTCACGACCTGTATGTAATCGGTACGGTAACAGGGCAATCTCATAAAGTGTTTTATCCAGATACAGGTACGGCTCACGACGCAACCCTTACGTGGGTTGGAGCAGCAGCAGGACAAGGCGCAGTTTACGTCGGGGCATACAGTGGAGTGCGTTCTTCCATATATAAACTTGTTTTGAAAACAGACGCAACAGGTTTTGACTTGCCAGTTGTAGCCTTAGAACTACCAGTAGGTGAAGTAGTTAGCAGTGTGTATGGCTATCTTGGTGGCATCCTTGTCGGCACAAACAAAGGTGTTCGATATTGCACAGCCGATGCCAACAACAACCTGCTTGCCGGAGCGTTGATTCCTACGTCTGGTTCTGTAAACGATTTCATTGCTGAAGACAAATACGTTTGGTTCACCTGGACAAACTACGACGGAACATCAAGTGGCTTAGGTCGCCTTGACCTGTCTGTATATATCGCCCCTAACACCCCTGCTTTCGCTACCGACCTGATGTATACAAGTACGGCAGCAGTCAAATCAGTAACAACATTTGACAGTAAACGACTGTTCACTATCTCTGGTGTTGGTGTTATCGCTGAAGATGTTGATGCTCTTGTCAGCACAGGAAACATTGAGTTCGGTATCTACCGTTGGGGTATTCCTGACCGTAAGTTCGTAGCAAAAATGGATGTCCGTACTGAACCTCTAAAGGGAACAGTTGAAGCGTTCCTACAAAACGACCAATCCGACTACGCCTCCCTCGGCACATTCAATTCAACAAACGACATTGAATACACATACAACGGTTCAGATGTCAAAACCATTGAGGCAGGGTTCAAACTGGTTCTAACCCCCACCGACAACGTAAGTCCTGTTGTGACACGGTGGATGGCCAGAGCCTACGCCGCACCATTCCGGTCAGAAGTGTTCTCCATCCCCTGTTTGCTCCACCAAAAGATTCGCCCACGCGACAGAGACATCTATATGGACCCTGAACAGGAACTTGACACGCTGAACAGTCTCATTCATAGCCCCAAAATTGTTACCTTGCAGTTAGGTACCCGTTCTTATTCGGTCATTGTTGAGGATGTCGAGTGGGTTCCTGTTGACAGTACAGGGAACACCTGGTCTTGGGATGGTACGGCTACTGTTACAATGCGTTCTACGGAAAACTAGGAGTATCTAATGGCTTTACCAGTACGAAAAGGATATAAAGGCGCAGCAGCTAATGCTGTGTTGACTAATAGCCCTACTGCCTCATCAGGTGACACAACCTTTACTGTTGACACAGTTACTGGTTGGTCTACCACTTTCCCTTATTTCGCTGTGGTTGACCCTGGTACTTCTCGTGAGGAGAAGGTAAAAGTAACGGCTATTTCTACGTTGACTTTGACTGTGGTAAGAGCGCAGGATGATACGTCTGTTGCTTCTCATTCTGCTGGTGCTGCTATTTATCCTGTGTTCACAGCTGACGAGGCTGATGAGGCTAACTTGATTGCATCGGCTATGACCACTAAGGGTGATTTGATTGCTACTGATGGTTCATCTGTGAACCGTTTGGGTGTTGGTACGAACACTCACGTTTTGCAGGCTGATTCTTCTTCGACTAATGGTTTCAAATGGGGTCAGGTTGCTACTGCTGGTATTGCTGATGATGCTGTTACGGCAGCCAAGATTGCTGCTGGTTCTGTGGCTGCTTCAGAGTTGGCTTCTGATGCTGTAACGACAGCAAAGATTCTTGACGCTAATGTGACCCTTGCTAAGTTGGCTTCGGCTGTGGCTAACGCTCTTGTTCCGGTAGGAACGATTGCTGCTTATGCTGGTGTTACTGCCCCGACTGGTTGGTTGCTTTGTGATGGTACTAGCACTACTGGTTATACCTCTTTGGCTGCTTTGGTTGGTGCTACCACTCCTGATATGCGTGGTCGTTTCCCTATTGGTGACAATGCCACGTTGACTTTGCTTGGTACTGGTGGTTCGCTCACTATTACTGCAAACAACCTTCCTGCTCACAGCCACCCAAACACGGCTTCAGCATCTACTTCTGTTTCTGTTTCTGACCCTGGGCATAGCCACACTATTGACACTTTTGACGTTGCAACTGGTGGGTCGGCAATGGGTTCACCTGAACCTGGCTACGGCGCAAGTGCTGGTGACGAAGCTAATGTTGTTAACTCAAATACCACAGGAATCACGGCTTCAGCCACAACGACGGTCACAATGACCAACGCCAACAACACAACCACAGCATCCGATTACTACCCCCCACACCTTGTAGTAAACTACATCATCAAACACGACTAAGGAAAAACAATGATAAAAATTCAAACCCTCATCGGAAGAATCATCGCAGTCTTCGGCTCATCAGCATTAGCAGCCGTAGCAGGTGGCGCAATCTTCGGCGTAGAACTCTGGAAATCAGCAGCCATCGCAGGCTTTATGGCCGCAGGAAAAGTAACCGAAGCGTTGCTTCGCGCCTGGTCAGAAGACGGCACTCTTACGAAAGAAGAAGTTGCAGCAGCCTTCGGTAAGAAGGGCTAGTAGATACGCCGTCATCACGGCGTTCATATCGTTGTTTCTATGGTCGGGTTCTGTTCAAGCGCAGAACCCAATCATCACAGAACCAACAGACATTTGGTTTGACTATTCAGAACCAACACAATTTGTAGCGCAAACCTATATGGTTGAAGGCTACCCATCTGACCCGATGCTGTGGCTTTATGACGAACAAGGCGTACAACTCGCAGCGAATGATGACTCGTATGGCCTACAGTCCTACATCTCTATAGCCGTACCTGCTGGTCGTTACAGACTAAGAGCTGGTATTTGTTGTGGCGACCCTAACGCGTGGCGCACAGGTGGAGGCTGGAATTTACAGTATGAACTGGGTTTCAACGGTGTCGGCTCTATGCAGACAACTACCACAGAAGAATCGACAACCACAACATCCACGTCAACAACGTCAACAACAACCACCACATCCACATCTACGACAACATCCACCACAACGACAACAACCACAACAACGATAGCCCCGACAACCACAAGCACAACTTCCACAACTGTTGAGCCGACCACCACGACTTCAACTGCCACCACCACAACTGTCGTTCAACCCACCACGTCAACTTCAACTTCAACCACCACATCGTCTACCTCCACTACTATTCCGGTTACTACAACAACAGAAAACCCTACAACAACCACAACAATTCCTGTAGAGATACCCCCTGTCATCAGTCAAGAAGAAGCAGTCGCGTTGGCAACCAGCCCTGAAGTGTTGGCCACCATCACCCCAGAAGAAGCAACCCAAGTGTTCGAAGCATTGAACGTAGATGACCTGTCAGATGCCCAGATTGAAGCACTGGTAGAAGCAGTACAAGAAGCACCCCAAGAAGTCAGAGAAGCCTTCGAAGAAGAAATCAACATCTTCGGTGGAGCCGTAGATACCTACATCCCTGTCGGGTCAACCATCCCCGTATCCCAACGCCGAGCCTTGATTGCCATAGCAGGAATGACAGCCGTAGCAGCCGTAGCCTCCAGACGGAAATGATAAAGTAACCCCTATGCAAAAATACTTTGGTGCTATCACGTCATTGCTTTTATGGGCTGCCGGAACAGGGCTAGTCCTTATCACGCTGTCTGGTGATGCCCTCAGTAAAGCAATGTTTATCAGCGTTGCTGCTTTGCTTATCAACATTATTGCTATCGCATTAGGAGTTGGAGTAGACGAGTAGATATGACAGTGCCTCTAGCAAGGGAGAAAGGGGTAACGACCTTGCTAAAGGCAACAGCACTCTACCACCTGCTTTGACTATTAGTGTCATCAACAGGAAAAAATATGCCAAGAAAATACAGTTACTACCCAAGTTTTGATGGCAAGAAGGCGCAGCCTGGTACTGAGAAGTTGGCTGATTTGTGTAAACGTAGATGGAAGACGCAGAACTTGGGGATTTACCAGCCGAGGTTGATGCGTAACTCTCATACTGAGGGTAAGAAGATTGGCGACCCTGGTATGGAAAAGTGGATGTCTGTTCACGCTACTGGTGCTGCCGTGGACATTGGCTATACGGACCGTAAGGTTGGCGTGGCTATGTGGGATTGGTTTATCAAGTACACGAAGGAACTAGGCATTGAGGAGATTCACGACTACGCCTTTGATAAGGATGTCAAGGATGGCAAGCCTGGTTATGGTCGTGGGTTCAGGTGTAGTCGTGGCGAAAATTTGGCAGGGGTAAAAATTTTTACTAAAGATGATAATGCAGGGTCGTTCGGAGGCAAGTGGTTGCACCTTGAACTTTCTCCTGAGATGGCCAAGGATGCCGCCAAGTTCGAAGCTGCCTGGCGAGCCTTACCTAAGCCTGAATGAAACGTGCAGTGATGTTTGCTCTTGCCTTGTTCGGTTTTATTGGTGCTAGTTGTATAGCAATTTTGTTGTCTGTGTGGATTGAAGCCGTGAAGATTAGTAACAGGAAAAGTCAATGACTGTTGCCCAATGGATTATCACGGTTGGCGCAACCATCGGTGCGCTCGGAATCATCTACCGAAGTCTCATACTTCCAATATTCAAATGGGCGCAACGCCTAGAAAAAACAATGACATTCGTAGAACAACAAATGCTTCCCAACGGTGGCTCATCCCTACGTGATTCGGTCAACAGAATTGAATCACGTTTAACTCTTGTAGAGGAACATATAACACTTCCACGATGATAATGTGACAAGTCCTATGACACTCACAGACCTGCTTCTCATCCGTAATTTCCTTTCAAAAGTAGTAGTTCGAGGCATCGAAGAAGAACAACTGTTAAACCTTGTAGGCAAGATAGATGCCCTACTAGAACAGCACAACACAGCCACAGCCGCCTAGTAATATCAGGCTATGGTCGCAATCAAAAACCTGTATACCTGTCCTAACTGTGGAGAAGTATGGCCTATCAGCCAAGGCAAATGGTGCCACGATTGTCGCGTAGAAGGAGAACCCCTTGACGAACGAACAGACAACTGAACTTGAACCACCCCCATACCCAGTAGCTCTTGTTTACTGGGCTGACGCTTGTGGGGGCGACCCAGGTTGGCTAACCCTTGACGACGTAGATGATGACGGCGAAACACTTGTCCAATCAGTAGGGTTCCTAGTACCCACAGGCGATGCCGGAGCGAAGAAAGACCACATCACTCTGCTCCAAACCTTCCACGAAGGTGACGGCATAAACCTGTTTTATATACCTGTCGGAATGATGCGTAAAATAATCTTGCTGAACAGTTGACAATGACACACCTTGCGTGTACTCTGACCAATAGTTAAACAACAAGAAAGGGGAAACGCAATGGGATACCAGCGTTACCGAATACCAAAAGAACCACACGGCTCACAAGCTTGGCTCAACCAAAGATATATGGATGAGAAAGGCAACCGTAGAATCTCGGCCTCAGCAGCAGGAGCAATCTACGGAGTCCATCCGTTTGTAAAACAAGACCAGTACGCCGCAGAACTACTGTCTGGTGTAGCACCAACTCCTATCCAGCCGAACGCTGCAATGGAAACAGGCAACCGTCTTGAAGACACCATCATCCAATGGGCAGGCGACAGACTCGGTGTGAAGTTTGAAACACCCGAAGAACTGTTTTGCTATGACGACGACAATGGTTGCCATCTCATCTCAACACTTGACGGTTGGAACGAAGAAACCAAACACGTTCTTGAAGTGAAAACAACAAGCCGTGAATTCTCAGGCACACTCCCTGACTATTGGCGTGTCCAAGGATTACAACAAGCCATCTGTTCCGGTGCAGAACGAGTCACGTGGGCCGTGTTTGACAACACACTACGCCTCACACTCATCGAACAAAGCCTGACCGATGATGAAAGAGCTGAACATATCGAGGCATCAGCGAAATGGTTGAACGCCATTGAACTAGGAATGGACCCAGAAGGAGTTGTTTACAGTTACGAAACAATCACAACTCGCTACCAACAAACAGAATCGTCAGCGATTGAAATACCTGAAACAGCAGCCGATTTGATTACTCGATTGAAGCACGTCAAATCAGAACTGGCATCATACAAAGCGTTAGAAGACCAGTTGAAAGCAGAACTGTGCGACCTCATTGGACCTAACGAAACAGCCACCATCAACGGTGCTGTCGTAGCTACCTGGAAGGGATACAAGCGTGACTGGTTTGATTCCAAACGCTTCCAAGCAGAAAACCCTGACACATACGCACAGTACGTTAAGTCTTCATCAAGCAGAACATTGCGTCTAAAAGGAGAATGACAATGGAATACACATCAGACATCAACAAAATAACGAGCATCCAAAATCTCAAATACAACACACCGAGAAAGGTAATACCAGTGGAAACACAAAACAAAGAAAAAGAACTACGCAAAGTAATGACAGACTTTGCTGTACCGGACCCAAAGATTGTCGGCAAACTACCCAAAGGTGGAATCCAACTTGACTTCGTAGGACACGCAGACATTACGCGCATCCTTATTGAAGTAGACCCATACTGGTCGTGGGAACCTTGCGGCTGGAACAATGGCCGCCCTGCTATCCACGTCGAGAACGGCATCGCAACAATGTGGGGATGGCTTACTATCCACGGCAAAGAACTACTCGGTGTCGGCTCAGTCAAAGCAGACAAGATGGAACTCGACAAAGAACTTGTTGGTGACTTCCTTCGTAACGCCTCGATGCGTTTCGGTATCGCCCTGTCGCTGTGGACTAAGCAGGAATGGGAAGACCTGGGTGGTAAACCAGCACCCCAAAAGCAAACAGGTCAAATGGCAAAGCCAAAACCAGCCAGCGAACCTGCACCAAAAGCAGAACCAACAGAAGATGATGCTGACGGTCCACTCACAGCAGACCAAGTAGAAGCGTTCAACAAGGCTTGCAACAAAGAAGGCATCTCACCTGTGACTGTCTACAAAGTAGCCAAAGTAAAGTTTGGGTTCGGCAAACAATCTGACCTTGCAGCACTGCGCGTCGCTTTCAAAGAAGCTATTGCATCAAAGCCAGAGGAGGACTGATGCCTGCGAAAAGAACCATAGACACAACCAGTAACACACCAGGAACATTCTTCTTGGGTGTCCGGTTGTCGCCAACACAACTAGAAGAACTTACGAAACTGGCAGAAGACAAAAACCTTTCACGGTCTGCTGTCGTGCGTGAACTAATCCGAAAGGCCAGCAACAATGTCGCCTGGTAAACAACGAGGAACATCATTTGAAACCCTCATCGTTCGATACCTACAAACCGTAGGATTCCCATACGCCGAAAGGCGAGCGTTACACGGCAACCTTGACAAGGGTGACGTTACAGGGTGTGGACCGTTAGTGTTTGAATGTAAAGCTGCTAAACGGTTTGAGCTGTCATCTTGGCTACAAGAAACAGAAACAGAACGCATCAACGCCAACGCCGACTATGGGGTTCTCGTTGTGAAACGCCAAGGCCACGGCACAGGTAGT